CAAATCGACTAAATGGATCTGTTGGCATTCCATGAGAGCATGGCATACCTTTCATCATTTCAAATCCTTCAAGTTCTAGATGTGCACCAAGAATAGATGCCTCACACGTTTCCACAAACTTCATGGAGTCTGCATAGTTCTCAGGATTAATCCATGGAAGCATTGCAATCTTGCAGCCAGCGTAATCCATCACCTTTGGCTCCATGATAATGTTTACGTTCTCAACGAAATAACCCAGCAATTCCTTTAAGGAACATAGTTCATTCGTGTTCTTATAAACCACATCATGATTGCCCGGAATGATGTCCATCGACATTCCATTTTCACGCAGCGGTTCCAGGAACGTCTTGCGCGAATGATGAAGGGCTTTAAAGTTAATGTATTTCCGATGATCGTAGAAATCACCCAGATGGATAATCTGCTTTATGCCATTCTCTTTGCAATATGGAAAGAAGACATCAGAATAAAACTTTCCGATGTAATTAAGAAATACGTCTGAAGCATTTCTTGCTCCAGTATGGGTGTCATTCAGAATTGCCAGTTTCATTCAGAAGGCATGAAGAACTCAAGGTCAGTCTTAGCTTTCTTTTTAAACTGTTTGATGGCAATATCAGTTTCTTTGACCTTGCCAATACGCTTCTTTAGCACATCGATAAAGCCATCAGCATAACCACTCATGATGTCTTGTCCATCGATTGATTGAGACATGAAATCTTCAATGCCAGCGTGTTCAATGTAACGGAACTTAATGTCCTGCTGTTTCTTCTCCTTCATGATACGGCGAATGAAGGCATAGTAATTGATCTGAGTAAAATAGGCAAATGCATTTGGAGAACCAGTACGAGTGGCTGCTTCCACATTGTAATTCATAATGGCTTTAATGCAGTTCTCAACGCCATCCATCACCATCTCTTCGCGATAGGTATATCTCACAAAGTTTGGCTTATGAGATAGACCTTCAGCAATGCGAAGAAAACACCGCCCAATGTATTCGGTAATACGAGGAATCTCGGTATTAGTCGCCTTGGCTTTCTTGACTAGATTTACATAGTCAACGACTGCCTGAGAGAACTCTTTATTATTCACGTAATGCACGCCCGCACGCTTTGCTGCGATCGTCATTTTAGGTTTCACATTCGGGTCTAAATTATCAGTGGTACTCATTATAAAATTATGGTGTAGTCATTTATCAGAATCAATCTAACATATCAAGCTTGAATTGTAAACACTTAGTTTTAAGTTTTTGTGTAAAACTAAATGATGTTCATGTACAATTAAGATGTACACATTGGCTCATCATTCTTATAATCTATCTCTGTTCACTTAACAGTATTAGGATTAACTATTAAATCTTTCCTTAGGATCAATCTTAAAGTTAAGGTCGTCCCATGGATTTTTAAAAGATTTGCTGGCTTTCTGTTTTATAGAAGGATCTTTCGATTCAGTTTCAAAGTGATGAGAAACAATCTCCGAGTATTGCTCCTTGATTTCATCGTTTGGAATTGCAGCACTCAGCACGTGGTCTTTACGAATCATATGGACTCGAGAGCTGGCTCCAAGAAACCAAGGAGAATAATATGTGGAGGAACGAATTCCATCAACAGTTGAAACGCTGATCGTGTTTACTTGAACAGGATCACGAACCAACATATTTTTATCCGTATCAGATAGCACCTGACACACAATCGTATCTCCTGAGGTGAGCTTAAAAATGACTGCAAGATCGTAGAGACTCATAGCGCCACCTCATGGATTACATAGTTAAACTTTTCTTTTGAATACAACTTGATTCTTTCCGATGCATGATCCAGCGTATAGTTGCGTGACTTCTTCCAGTGCAGGTCATCAGCAATGTCAAATACCTTTGTGGCAACGCCGTTATCAGATTTACGAAGCCCACGTCCAATAGATTGAAGAATACGAATCTGAGATTTTGAAGGAGAGGCAAACACGATGTTATGCAGATTACGTATATTTATACCCGTAGAAAACGTACCCATAGAAGCCACAATGATTGCATCCTTTTCGCCCTCGGTAATCTCACGAATACGTTCACGTTCATCAGTATCTACTCCGCCCGACACAAAAAAGAGTTTGCGAGTCCGTCGGGGCAATTCATTTAACTTTTTATCGATTAGATCGTACAATGGTTTGCCATGCTTTTCGACGTAATTATAAAGGATCAACGTATTGCCTTCCTGCGCCAATGCTAGATTGCGAATAAATTTATTTCGCGGTGCATGAGACACGATAAAATCAATCTCAGCCTGATAATCGAATTGCTTTGCTGCCTGACATAACTCGTCACTATACTTCATCAATAATACCGAAATGTCAAGATCTGAAAGAGCGTTCTGTTCAATAAGAGTTTTTGTGGTAGTCACCTGATAGACGGGACCAAATAATCCTTCAAGTACAAGCTTATGTGTTTGAGTTCCATCCAATGTGCCAGTAGTACCAATGCGAAATTTAGCATCTCTTAGTTTCTCTAGAATTGCTGCCAATGATTTGGCTTTAAAGTTGTGAGCTTCATCTCCAATGACCATGCCATACGGTTCGAACCATGTGGCCTGCATCTTATAGATGGACTGCCATGTGGTAATAATTACACGCTGGCTAATGTTGATTTTCTCTTTACCCGAATAGATTCTATGGCATGTTTCCTCAACACCCCACGTTTCATCGAGTGTGGCATAATCTGCAAAGTCCTTATACATCTGTTCCACGAGGGAAGTTGTTGGCACAATCAGCAGTACTTTTTTATCGTATTTGGAAAGATACCATCGAATTAGAATGTAGATGATGAGTGACTTACCCGAGGCGGTGGGACTCAGCAGCAGTGCTCTCCAATTTGTGAGTGCATGCATTACTGCCTCAACCTGATACTCTCGTGGATCAATCGATTTACCGTGAGCATACAGATTCAGGCTCGCAATGAATTGAGCCAGTTCATTTGAGTCAATCAGTTCTTGAGAGTTTGGTCTTCCGTAGTATGGATCATCCACCCATTCTACTTCACATTTTCTAACCTCAGCAAACTCTTTGATGTAGGGAATTAAACCGCCATAGATTGTCTTGAGTCGAGAATCAAAGAGACGAATCTTTCCATCCCATACCTTATTACGGTATGCTGGCATAAACTTATAGCCAGGAACGAAGAAAGTAAAAAAGTCAGACAGTTCATTTGCAACAGATGGATCACAGTCCACCCGAACAAATACCTCATTCTTCTTCTGGATCTTAATAAGATCGCTCATGCTCCGGATGTAAACTTGCGCCAGTCAATCATGTTCTTAATATGAGTATGGCGCCAGCGCAGAGTACCCATAATCTCCTCAAGCGTTTCTACCAGAGTTTTGAGATAGATAATCTTTTCTTCTGACTTCTGAAGCTCAGGATCAGCATTAAAATAATACTCAAGGTCCGTCTTCATGATCTTAAGACCGTTGAATGGATCAAATGGCCAACCACGAGTGGCAATCTCAGCCTGATCCATCTTACCGTTGAAGTAGAGCCATTTGTCCTTTAAAAGGATCTTTTGTTCAAGCTCTTTCTTCTTTAGCTGAAGTTTCGTAATCGAGATAAGTTCCAGGTATTTACCATGGATCTTTGCAATTTTCTGAGAAGATTCATCGAGATTCATCTCATCAATCTCAGAATCCTTTTTCCACATTTCAATCAAACCATCAAGTGTAATCATAATATAATAGAAGTATTTATCTTAAATTTTTAGGTCAGAAATTCGAAGTAGGTATATTCCAACTGAGCATCCAACGTCACATATTCCACATCCGTGTTTTGAGTATGCAGTTCAAGTTCACCCAGAGAAACTGGAAATGCATCAACATAACGAATCTTTTTTGTAATGTTATTATGACTCGACATAATGTGAAGGATCACATCGCATTTCTTAAATGTTGATTCAACGGAATTCAGTTTCATCCAGTTAAAAATCTCAATGTAATTCTCCATATTCTCCGAGACCATGAACTTCATAGTGAATGCAGGATATTCAATGCGGTCACCCGAGATTCTATTTTGATTGCCACGCCATGGCATATTCACGGGCGTCAGCGAAATTCCAGGAACTGTGGCATGAGTACAGAAATACTCGAGATTTGAAAATTCCTGAGAATTGATAACCACCTTAAACCCGGTGGGACTCAGGTAGTTTTTATTTGTGGTAAGGTTATTCATACATCTATATTTATAGGCAAAAAAAGGGGCTCCTTTCGGAGCCCCTTCTCAAAGTATTTAAAATACTTAAACGTAATTACGTGTCGAGCAGACCCTTTACGCCGAAGATACGGAAGTATTTATTCGAGCGATTTGTGCCAACGCCGTTCACTGGGGCAGACTCAGCGAATGGATTTGCAACCATGCCGTAACGAGTCTTGAACCCGATACGTGGTTGGAAATCAGCCGGATTTACTGCGCGTACCATTGTGAGTGGGACGTATGGAGCATAGAACATACCCGCATCATACGGATTTGTACCACGGTATCCAACAGTGACATAATCATCCGTTGCATATGGATCGATATAAACCTTGGTACGACCATTGAGAACACCAGCAAAGGTGCTACCAGTGTCGTCAACTTCGAGGTTAGTCGAAAGAGCTGGGGTATAGTCAAGAACGCCAGCAGCAACAAGAGCTGAAGCAACGTCGCTTGAGCAAAGGATGAAATTACCCTTACCACGACGTGTAGCTTTTGCAATTGCATTGGCTTCGCGTTCGATTTGAAGGATCATACCCTTGAACTTTTCAACAGACCAACGACCATCAACATCGGTCGTCAAGTTAACTACACCTGGGACGGTGCAATTTGCAGACTGTGCACCAAGGATCGCCTTGATGTTGATCGTGCGAATGACTTCGCGATTGATTTCCGCAAGGATTTCAGCCGAGAGGATGTTAGCGAGCTCTGACTCAGCATCGAGACCGTGAACGGCCTTCAAGTCCTGAGCGAGTTCCATTGTGTACTCGGCCTTGAGGGCGCGTGTACGGGCAGTGACCGTTGCTTTCTCGATTGAGAAGGCCATTTCGCCGAAAGCCGCACCTGAACCGCCGAGTGCTTCTGACTGCGCTGTGGTCATACCATGAGCACCTGCATCGCCAGTAATGAATGCATCACTGACTTTATCAGTGTTAGCATCTGTTGCAGCGATCGAGGAGGCTGTACCGCCCAAACCAGATGAAGGACCACCGTTGACCACGGCAGAACCACTTGAATTGAGACCAGAGAAGCCAGCATCAGCTTCATTGAAGAGAGCTTCTGTGCCATCCTGTGTTGCGTACTTGCTCTTCATTGCGAAGATCAGGCCAGTTGGGCCAGACATTGGTTGAACGCCAGCAATATCATAGGCGATCAGGTTTGGCATTGAACGGCGAACGAGGCTGATCAGGATTGGATCCCAATTTGCGACGCCGGCGGCGGTCACTGAATTGACAGGAGTTGCCTCGTGCAATGATTGAAAAGAATTAGCCGAGCGTTCTTCGCGGAGGGCTTTTTCTTGATTTTCCAGCACCACGGCTGTAACAGCGCGGCGATAGTTGTCTTTGATTGAAGGAAGATCCTTATGGTTGATGATAGGATTCCACTTCTCTTGAAGTAATTCTGAATTATACATGTTAGTTTAGTTTAAATCTACTACTGTAGATTATTTAAGTGTTCGGGTAATTGCTGAAGAATATGCTGCCATTAATGGGTTTAGATTTTCATCTAAACTGGATTCACTAAGAGTGACTGCTTCTTCTGTTTGTACTTTTGCTTTAACAACCTTACGAAAGAACGATTCTTTGATGCCTTGAACTTTCTTAGTGAAAGACTCTGCATCTTCAAAATCAATTTCTGATGTAAGAGAATTGAACTTGACTGCTTCTGTTGAAGCAAGACCTACTGAAGCCTCAGCAAGGATCTGTTCGCGCTTTAACGCGCCTACAGACTCATTGAGTTTCATATTGGATTCCGTGGCCTTCATCAGCTGTTCTTCGAGGGAAGCAACGTTCTTGGTGAGAGTATCAACAAGATTTTCCTTACCTTCTGGAACTTCGATGTAGCTTTCCTTGAATACGTTTTTCAACGCACCAATGAAATTCTCCGCGATCTCGGTACGCAGACCAGATTCGATTGCGACTTTGTTCTCTTCCATCCAGGTCTTTACCACATAGCTAAGATAGCTATCAACCTTCTCGGAGAGAGCTGAAGCCATTTTTGTGGTTTCTTCTTCCAATTGAGTTTGGTAATTTTCCTCGATGCGAGAGACTTCTTCCGCAAGTTTCGTCTTTACTGCAGACTCGAAAAGTGAAGATGCCTTAGAACGGAAAGCTTCGGACAGTGACTTTTCAGCCTGGAGAAGAACATCAAGGTTTTCCTTGACTTCCTCTTCATCGTCGTCTTCTTTCTCTTTCTTTTCGTCTTCACCCTTTTCATCGTCGGCCATTGGCATTTCTGCATCTTTCGGTGCATCCGCCGCTGGTTCTGCTGCCATCTTTTCTGCTGAATCGTCCTCGGGTTTTGCGGGGTCTTCAGCCTTTGACATCTCTTTTGGAGTTGTCATTGTGCTGTAGGCGCTCGCTAGATCCTCGGTCTTCATTGTTGAGAGATGCTGATACATCGCATTAATGAGTCCAGCTTTGGTCTGGGGCACTTCTGCTTTAGGAGCCGCAGCAATTGCTGCGTTCACTGAATCAGCTGCCTTTTGAACATCTGGTGCAAGTGCCGGCGCCTCAGGAACTCCCTGAGTGTGTGGCGCCATCGCCACAGGTGCTGCACTTACAGCGGCTGCAACTGCATCGAATTCTGGTTTTACAGGATCCGCTTCAGGAGCATCCACCGGTACTGCATTTGCTACTGGAGCATCCGCGGTACCTTCTTTGTCATCAAGCTTCTTCTTGCCTTGTTCCTCGCCAGAAACTTCAACGTCTTCAACGAGTCCATCAGCAAGTAGTTCTTCAACAGTGATGTCTTCAATGAGATCAACTTGACCTTTTGATTTTAATGACATATATTTTAGATAGCCTACTATAATATTATAGTGGTTGGAGTTTAGAGAGGACACCCAGCATTGAATGCTTGATATCAGTCTCAGTTAATTCACAATTCACCTTAGATGATTTCACGTTACCATTATATGCATCTTCAGTTTTACCCATAAAGAAAGTTTTATACATTGAACAATATTACCGTGAGGCAATTTCGTTCAGAAAGTTTTTAAATACACGAACCTGAGCTTCAATAAGCTGCTTGGAAGGTGTACGATGAATTTCAGCCTGAATACGTTCAGCGATAATTTCATTACCACGAACAAAGTATTCAACGCCTTCCATGATACCATTCACGAATGCTTCTGGAGCAGAAGGATCCTGAACAATATCAATCGTAGAAAGAACAAAGTCAGGCTTCACTGTCATTACATTACCGCTGCGTTCCAGTGAACCCATACCGCGGCTTGAAACGCCGAGACGAACTCCGCCTTCAACGAGACCTTTTACGATGTTGCCCATCGGAGTGTTGAGAACAAGAGCCTTACCCATTACATTATGACCATCCCACTTAAGAGTGGTAATGCGATGCGAGACCTTATCGAGATTGACCGTGGGACCATCTGGATGATTTAGTTCACCAACGGCACGACCAGTTTCAACTTGTTCTGTAACGTATTTAGAAACTGCTGGTGCAAGAACATTGTAGCGATAGATGCGACCATTGCGGTTGGCTTTTTCAGCCTGCATGAAAACGCCTTCAACGAAGGTTTTCTTTTCTGCGCCGATGCCTTCGGTAATATAACCGATGTCGCTATCGAGATGTTCTGTGATGAGTTTCATTTTGTACGAGATGTTCTGTGATGCTGCTGCAGCTCCTCATGATGCTTTGCCATGATTGTATGATAGCTGCGTTTTGCTTCGTCTCCCCCTAAACCGAGGTGATTCGCCGCAACGCCATGCATAATACTTGCTACGCGATGAGATTTTTCTGCCTGAGTGTGATCGCCTTTTTCGGTATCAACATATGCAAGCTGACCATGTGCATGGGCCCGAGCACTATGATCTGGATCCTCTTGCAATTGACGGGCAGTGTCGAAAAAGTTCATTTAAAATTATTACTCTTTTACGGAGAGCGTCGAGCTGCCGCAATCCCGTGACTGAGATGATGGGCCGCCATCGCGGCATGATGTTTTGACATATGCTCATGATAGTGCAGCTTAGCACGAGTATATGAAGCCTTTGCAGCTGCATGATGTGCAGTACTTGCGGCTTTATGAAACAGTTCCGCTTGTGCATGATCATCCATCGAAGAGAACTCGTGGGCGTCTTTGCTATGCTGATCTGCCTTTGCACCTATTGCATCACGCTTTGCACGCTCCGCGTGACCCTCGGGGCTATTGTAACCATCCACGTAGTCATCCTTCGCCTC